GCTGCCGCTAAATCCAATGAAACTGCTAGATAAAAGTGAAATACTTGAACTATTATTTGTAATTCGTATGTCAAATGAAGCACTTGAATTTAAATAACTACTACTTAAATAAGCAATAGAACTACTTAATGAAGCAGTTGCGGCATTTAACTCAGCATCAGTTGCAAATGTAGCATCTAATGATGAACTAAAATTTTCTAAGTCTGTAACTCTAGTACTTAATGAACTTGAGGTACTTAAAAAGCTCCCAGACAATAATGAAATACTAGCACTATTATTTAATATACGAGTATCAAATGAAGCACTTGAATTTAAATAACTGCTACTTAAATATGATATTGAAGAAGAGTTGTTTAATAGTCTTTGATCAAATGAAGCAGAAGTAAACTCATAATCTACTCCATTAACACTTAAACTTCCTGTTATGTCTGTAGAACCTGTAAATTGAGCAGGACCTATATTTTTAAAAGTATTGGAACCACTAACTAAAAGTGAACCCGATACTACAACATTTCCATTTACATTAATATTATCAGTTAATAAACCTGATGATGTTATAGCATTGGTAGTAACTGAGCCGTTGTCTGTTATTTCTTGAAGATTTGAAGAAACAGACCCACTAAAAGAACCTGAAAATATTCCTGTTCCATTTCCAAAAAACGAACCAGTAAATAAAGGAGATGAAATAGTACTCCCATATATACTTCCAGTTACAATTAAAGAACCTGAAATGCCAAATGAACCTGTAAAACCATATGAGCCTTCAGTTGGAAATTTACCCATAGGTCCTGTCAGGACCTGAATTACTTCTGTAATAGGTTGAGTAACTGTTACTTCAGTACAACAATTGTTGTCTATTACAGTTATACTTTTATTATTATCAAGTAATACTACTTGATTATTATTTGGGATAATATTTATGGGTTTAATACATTCAGACACTATCTTGTAATTTCTTTAGATAATTTAACTTGACCTTCTAAAATTCTAGAAACAAAACTACCTGAAGTAATTTCAAGATCATACAATGCTGAGTCGAAATTCAACAGTGAGGATGAAACAGCAGACACATAAATACCTATTGAACCTGATGTAGGAGATGTTTGACCATTAGATCCACTAAAATTTAAACCTGTTCCATCTGCTTGTAAAGAACTACTTAATTCTAAAATAACAATACTACTGTCAACAGACGAACGAAGTTGCATTTTTCCACTGTAATTTGATAAGTCTATAGGAACGCCATTTTCGTCTTTGTACTGCAATTCAAGATTTAAAGTTGAACCTTGTTCTATTATAAAGGAGTATCTACCTGCAGCCATGATTTTTAGTTATAAATATTAGTCTCTGTAATCAGAATAAACTTGAAGAATGTCTTTTACTATTTCGTGTCTATGGTTAGTTTTTAAATTAATAATTTTAACTCCTTTTACATTTTCTTCTAGTCTAACAAAAAAACCAATTCCTGAGTCTTTTTTATTTTTTAAATCTGTTTGGGACAGGTCGCCACAAAATATCATTTGACTGTTTTTACCTAATCTACCTAAAACTAGTTCTGTTTGACCATGGGTTAAATTTTGACATTCATCAACTATAACTAAACTGTTTACAAACGTTCTTCCCCTCATAAACGCGAAGGGTATGATTTCAATAGCTTCTTCGTTTAATAGTCTTTCAATTTTTTCTTTATCATATAACATATGCAAATTAGCATATATAGGGGCTAACCAAGGATCCATTTTTTCTTTTAAATCTCCTGGAAGGAATCCTATGTCTTCTTTTGCTACTGTAGGGCGAGTAATCACGATTTTATCTATTTCTTTTTTAAATAGTAAATCTAATCCTACTTGACACGCCAATAGGGTTTTTCCTGATCCGGCAATGCCTTTTAATAAAGTAACAGGATTATTTAAAATTTGATTTTTAGCTTCTTTTTGTTCTTCATTAAGGGGAACCTTGAATTTAATAGGACCTTTGGGTCTACCTTTTTTTCTAAAAGCTTCTTGGGCTTCTTCTGTTCTGTTATAATCACCCATATTTTTTATTATAAATATATAAAAAAAGCCCGGTTTCTACCGGGCTTAAAGAAGGATATCTTAATCTAGGATTAGATCAAGTTAACATTGCTTACAAAGATACGACCATAGAATTCAGGACGAATCATCTTCTTAGCATAGCGAGTCATGAGACCTTTTCTAGGAGTAAAGGTGTCAGGATCCATTACTAGAGGAGTCATAATCAATGGGATGTATGGTGAGAAAACTGCTCCAGTTTCAAGGAACTGTGATCCACGGAAGCCCATTAAGATTAAATTCTCAGTCATGTATGGGTTTTTATACACCGTGTAACGGTTGTTAATCTGACCCATCTTCTGCATACCGAAAGCATAAGATGCTTTAGTAACATCACCATCTGAAGTTGAAGCAAATCCTGGGATTGATTCGAAGATAGTGGCAACTGTTGGTGAACATACTACAAAATTAGCACCACCACGAAGGGTCTTCTGGTGAATCTTGTTAGATACTTTCTGCATCTTAGTACCAAGAGTTTGGAACCACTGGCCTTGAGTATTGAAGAAGTTCAAGTTGTCGTATCCTGTCTTAGCAGAATTCAACTGTTGGTTGTTTTGAACATTCCAATATTCATCCCAAGCTGAAGCGTCCTGAATAAGCATATCAAGGTTCTCAAGATCAATTTCAAGAGAAATATACTCAGACATAAGGCTTGTTAATTCAGCTTCAGCATCAAGTGCTTGGTAAGCGTTAAGATCCTGAGCGAATTCAGGTGTCCATTGTGCTTTTAACTTACGAGTTTTAGCAACAATAGCTTCAGACTTCAACTGAACATTGATTTCAGGGATTACTAGAGCAGTTGCAGACTCAACAGCTGGGAAACCACCACCAGATACATCTTCGAAATCACCACGAGCGTTGTCAGTTGGTTGAACATTATAGAAAAGAGTACTAGTAGTACCATCAGTAGGTACATTAGAAGCTGCTACAGCCGCGGAGTATACAAAGCTAATAGTAGTACCATTAGTAGTAGTGTACTCAGGTAACATTAAGGCATTTGTACCAGCAGTAAAGGTTGATCCTGAAGCAAGAGCAAAAGCACGTACTCCTTTAGAATCAAATCTAGTAGGACCAGTTACTGTTACTTTGGTATAAAGCTCAGCAGCAATAGATGCTGAAAGTTCAGCAGCATAATCTACATCAGCCCAAGAAGCTGTTGCTACTGTAGTAGTAACACCTGATGAAGTTTGGTTAATAGAATAACCGAATCGACCAGCGCCGTAAAGACCACCGTTTGCGTCTGTTGAAGCTCCTGGGTTTGTGTTACCGTACATAGAAGATGTGCTATACACAGCTCCATTAGCTGCAAAATCTACATCTTTTCCTGTTCCATACTGGAAATCAAGGAAAAACACAAGACCTGAAGGAAGGTTCATTGGCTGAACTGACATGAATTCCTTAGTAGAAAGTGAACCGAACACTTTACGTACTAAAGGAAGTGCAACACCAGCCCACTGAGCGCCTTGGCCTACAGTGAAAGATCCACCTGTTCCGGTAGTGTTAGATGATGCTTCTACAACAAGTTGCTTAGCTTGGTTTTCAAGGATCATTGACATGTTGTTACGGTCAATTTCTGATCCTAAACCTTCTAATAAACCTGTTTTTTCCCACTTGCGTGCAATGCGGGCAGCATCGCTCTGGAGGTTTTTCCAACCATTCGCAGAGCTTTCAAGTAATTGATTAATGCTTGACATTTGTTTTTTGGTTTTTAGTTTAAAATTTAATTATTAGTGTTTACTTTGATAGAACGCTAATTGTTTCATTCGCTCGAAAGCTTCATTTACAATAATAGGTTCTTCGTTTGTTGTAACTTTTCCAGTTGCTTTTGACGAGCTACCACGACCTTCAGTGATTGTTGATTTAGGACTACGAGACTTAATCCCTCCATTAAGAGTCTCATATACTAATTTAACTTCACCTACATTCTTGGCTTTGTCAAAAGTTTCAAGAATTGTTACTTTTTGAGATTCATTTAAGTTTTTCGCACGGAAAATCTTATTAACATAAAGAAGTTTAGCGTTAAGAAGATTGATTTCGTTTAGTTCAGAGCGAAGATGGTTGATGGTTTTGTAAGCTTCGGAAAGTTCTTTTGACATCTTGTCATATGATTCTTTCATTCCTTCTCCACCACCACGAGCACCTGATACAACTTTCTGTAAAAGACTACGTGGATCACCAAAAAGTTCTCTTTTAAACTCATTCATATTAGCGATTACATCTTCACCAGGCATTTCTCTTTTAAGTTGTTGGAAAGCAGAAAGAGCCTTTTTTAGAAGAGGATCAGCCAATTTTCTTTTTTCTTCATCACTACTAGCAGAAGCTATTTTATCTACTAAGTCTTTGTTAGAAGATAAAAGGTCTTGGATTACTTCTTGATACCCATCTCTTTTTTCTTTCTTTTTACCTAAACCAAAGATTTCTTCAATTTCTTCTTCTTCAGAAAGAATTTCAGAAAGTAATTCATCAATGTTTACTTCTTCTTCCATAGTTTCATCTTCCATTTCTGTCATAGGAAGTTCTTCCATAGTCTCGTCTTCCATTTCTTCTTCACCTTCTAAAGATTCTAATTCACCGTCTTCTAACATGTCTTTGATGATATCAGTAATCATTTTTTCTAAATCCTCTTCAGTCATGTCTTCAAGATCAAGTTTTTCTTCATCTTCTTCTTCTTCTTTTTCTTCTTCTTTTTCAGAATCGTCTTCTTCTTCTTTATCTTCTTCTTTAGCTTCGGTAAGATCTTCACCTTCTTCTAATTCAGCTAATAAAGCTTCCAAATTCAATTCTTCTTCTACTTCTTTAGAAGTTTCATTCATCATCTCTTCTTCTTCTTCATACATTTCTTCTTTTTCCATTTCTTCAAGTTTTTGTACAAAGGCAGATTTAAGATGGGGAGTGAAACTTTCTTCTAAAGCAGCTTTTGCATTAGCTAGAGCAGTTTCTCGAATAGCTTTAGCTTCAGCGATTGCTTCTTTGAGCAAGTCTCGATTGTTTGCCATTTTTCCTAAATTTAATTTGTTTTGGGAAAGTACGTTTATTTAAAAAACGTAATAGAATTAATTAATTAGATGCCACATAAAGGTTGGAGGGGGTGACATATTGCAGTTATAAGTATCTAAAAAAAATTCAAAGTCGTAAAAATAAAAAAAGAAAGACGCTTCTTTTGAAAGCGTCTCAACTCTAAAATACTATTTTAGAGGGGGTTAAAGCTTAATTTTATTAGTTTACCATATAGGACAAGAACCTTGTGAACAAAGAATTTCTGTTATTATAGAATTTACTTTCTTATAAGGATCATATGGTGAAGATAAATTTTCATTTATGTTTTGATTAGAAAGTGTCATCCACGAACCTGGGTTAGAAGGTGTACTTACAAAATCCCAACAAAGTAGTTCAAAATCATCTTGTACTTCTAAGATACCATTTACTTCTTTAAGTGAGCCCATCCCACGAGAAGAAACACCTACTTTGATTCCACTTTCAATAAGAGCTTTTAAAATATTCCCTGATGGGGTAGGTAGTATTTCTATTTTACCCATAATTTTATCTCCATCCCACCAGCAATCTACAATATTATGAGATGCGTTTTTAAGGTTTATTACTTGAGAATCTGGATGATCTAATTCACCTAAAGCTCTGTTTTCTTGTATACAGGTTTTGTATTTGTCTAATTCTCTTTCCCAAATGTCTCTTTTATAGTATCTTCCATTCCCGTTTTTTACTTCTGCTGTAGCTAAAAGACCTTCAACTATAGGGTTGCCTTTAGGAGAGGTTTTACCTTCAGTTAGTGAAACTGGAGAAGTTTCAAATAATTGGGTTTCTATGAGAAGTTGTTTATTCATTATATATCGTAATCAAGTCCTAAATCGTAGCCTTCTAAAAATTCAACAACTTCATTGTACATTTCAGGGTACATTGAAGCTATATCTTCTATTTCCATTTCTTCTTCAACATACATAGGAACTATCTGATTGATAATTTCTTGAGGAAGTTCATTTGTGTCTTCTTCTAGTTCAATTTTAGAAACATCTTCTAAAGCTTTTTTAATAGCCTCTGCACTTTCTAAACCTTTTTCAAGATCTTGAGAAGGAGGAGCTTCGTTTATAACTTCTTCTTCAATAGGCTCACCTTCTCCAGTTACTACATCTTTAGTTTTGGGTTTATCTTCTTTTCCCTTTACTTTTTCAATGTTCTTTTTAGTTTTATCTAAAGCTTTTTCTAAAGCTTTTATTTCTTTTTCAACCTTTTTTATTTGTTTTTTATCAACTAACTCTGAGAGGCTTTCATCTTCGTTTATTCTTTCAATTTTAGCTTTACGAGTATCAATTGCTTCTTTAATTTTTTTATACTCTAAGGCTAAAGCTCCGATTTGAGATTCTTTACGAATACTTTTGATTTGTTTTACAACATTTTCATTTAATTCTTCACGAATCATTTTATTAATAGCTTCTCGAAGAAGATTTTCTTCTTTATTAAAGTTTAATTCTTCACGAATTAAAGAATTAACTACTTTACGGAATTTTTCTTCTTTCAAATCACCATATCCGCTTGATTTGTATTTGCCTTTTGGTTCTTTTGGTTCTCCTAGACCAGGAGCATCTTTAGTATAGCCTAAACCTTCTACTCCAAATTGACCATTTTCAACATAAAATATAGGATTTTTTTCAAGATTTTTTAATACAATGTCTTTAACTTGTTCTATGGTTTTATCAGTATTTTTAGGATTTTTCATTTCAATGTAATAGCCTCTCATTAACTGATCAAATATTACATTGTCTAGGTTTTTAGTGTCTTTTCTGTTAAAGTTTTTATCATATAAATCATCTACTTCTTTTGATGGTTTTTTTACCTCTGCTTTGGTATCAACTTCTTGAGAAGATTTTTTAGCTTCTTCTGCTAAGTATTTTTCAAAAGCTGTTTCATATGATTCTTTTTTCTTTTGAGGAATTATGTCTCCTATAATACTTTCGTTGATTAGTCCTCTGTATTTTAAGATTTTTTCTGTTTGGTTAAAGCTGGCATTATTGGTAATGTATTGAGGATACATAGCCTTAGCAGTTTTAGTAAAAACATCTTTACTGCCTTTACCTTCTTTAATTAAACGATATTGTTCTGTTAATGATTTCATTGTATTAAAATAATTTTTTTATTTCTAGTCCTGATTTTTTAATGGTTTTGGGAACTTTTTTCCATCCTAACTTATAATAATAAATATTTTTAGTTCCTTCTGGGTTAGTGTTTTTGGTGTAAGCTTTTATAGAGGCATATTGAGGACCTTTACCTGGGGTAAAACTAGCACCAGTTCCCGTAGATGAGATTTCTTTTAAGTTAACATACTTATTGGCTAATCTGGAAAGACGATTTCTTAAAGATTTAGCCATCTCTATTAATTCAAATAATTTATCATTTGGTTTTTTCTTATGGAGAGAAGTTAAATCATTAATAATATCTGTTAAATTTTTTATAGATTTTGGAAAATCAGGCACATATTCAACATCCCATGACATAGATTGAGTAGTAGGGTCTTCTCCAGTGAGTTTGGTTATAAATTTTTCTCCTTCTCTAAGACATTTTTTAGCTTCTAAAAAAGTATTTTTAAGATTATTCATTTACTTTTTTTAATTCTTTAACTAATTCATGATATTGCATCAAATTCACCAAATCATTGTCTTTGATTTTATCTGTTTTTTGGGGAATATTAAGTAAATCTACTATTTCATTTATTTTAATTTTAGTAACTTGATCTGTAGTTTTAGAATTTAAATCTACTAAAGAAGTTCTTAAAGAGAGAATTTCATTCAGGTAAAATTCTTTTAATTCTACTTGATTATTTGAGGACAGCAGTATTTTTTTTAAAATGTTTTTTTGAGGAAGAATGAGTTCTTTGTATTTTTCATTAAATTTTTCAAGAAGAATTTTATAGGTCAATAACCTTATTTCTTTATCTTCTTTAGTAAATTCTTCAATAATTGAAATTTTATTAGAATCTTTACTAACTTTACCAGGAGTAAGATATTCTATAATAGTCAATTTATTTTGAATTATATGATCTAGATTTTTTAAATTTGGATGATTGCTGTATTCTAATAAATTATAAAAAGAAGCGTATAATTTATAATTTTGTATGTTTTGAGAGAAAAATTTATTTATATCACAAATTTCTTTAATTTCCTTTATTAGATTGTATTTTTGTCTTTTTATAACTCCTCTATTTAAAGTTTTAGAAGTTTCTAAAAGAATATTTAAGACTGTTTCAGCTTTAGATTCTGAGAGGGAGTTATTTTTAGATAGGGATTCATATAACTTATATTCTTTACCTAATTCAGTATTGACAAAGTATTTAGGAAGCAGTTTTTTTACAGGTGATTCTTTTCCTTCAAGGCTGTCCCTAGTTATTTGTCTGATAAGTAATTCAAATATAACTCCTGTATTTTTATACTTAGAGTGTTTTACTTTCATTAGAGGGTTTATTTGTTTATAAATATATTAATTTTATTTACTCCTTAATTTGAGTTTCATCTAATAATGATTCTTTGTTTTTATCTGATTCAAAAATTAAGGATTTTTTAGGAATAAAAGGTATTTTAGATAAAAATTCTTTCTGTTGAATAGAAATAGTTTTATTTTCAAGAGCTAAAGGTGATCCACCTTTATATTTAACTTTAAAAGGATTTCTATCAGATCCTAAATCTTTTAAAGCATTAGAACCCAACCTGTCTTTACCAAAAGCATCGTCTTGGGTATTTCGGTTAGTTACTTTTTCAAAAGGTCTTCCTAGTTTAGAATCATTATCTGAATCATATCCAGGAGGCACACCTTCCTCTGATTTTTCATATTGTTGTCTTCCATATAGAATAGCAAGATCATGAGGAGTTCCGTATGATTTTCCACTTTGTAAGGGATCATTTCCTTCAGATTCTATTTGGGTTAATCTAAAGGCACGTTTAGCGTCTTGGATAATAAGTTCTCGATATTCATCATACTGGTCTTCACTTAGGTCAAATATGTCTTCATAAACAAAATCTGTAGGTAAAATTTTATTTGTTAATATATTTGTAGCTAACTCTACCTTTTCTTTAAGTAATGCTACTTTTTCTTGCTCATATATAATAGAAGGACTAGTCATTGATAACTCAAAATTAACTAAGTCATTATTGTTGTAGCCCTGAGTGTATAAATGGATTAAAGCTATTTTATGTAATTCTGAAAGGATTATAGATTGGATTCGTTCAATAGTACGAGCAAATCTAACATCTTGAGCTGCTAATGTAGATTTTCCTTCTAAATCTTTCTCATAACCCATAAAGGCTTTAGGAACTTTAAGAGCAGCAAATACTTTGTCTCTTAAGTATTCTACATCTTTTATTCCATCATACTGTAAGCCTCCTATGTTATCTATTTTAGTATTATTGTCTCCTCCTCTTACAGGAATATAAAAATCTTCTAAAAGGTTTTGTAAATTGTATCTTAAATTATACTCACCAGTTTCTTCATCTATATGTGGGGTGCGTTTCATTTTAGAAATTGTTTTCTGCATGAAGTTTTCAACTTCTGCAGGAGCAATATTACCCACATTAATGTAAAAAATACGCTTTTCAGGTGCTCTTACAATTCGATGTATGAGCATTGCGTCTTCCATTAAAGTGTATTGTTTAAATAATTTTCGAGCAGGTTCTAAATAACTTCTACCATATGGTAAAAAATTAAAATCAGATAATAATCTAAAATGAATCATTTCATAATTGTCAAATCTTAACGATTTATCATTTTCATAGTGGGTTTGGTTTGGAACATTATACAAACCATAACTAGATGGAGAAATTCCTTCTGGGTGGTATATGAATCTTACAGATGAAGGGTTTTCTTTATCAAATCCTTCCTGTCGTTCAATATTATAAGCTGTAAAAGGCACTACATTATATACTCCGTATTTTTCTGAGATTTCTAATTTTAAGAAAAAGTCTCCATATTTACACATTCCTCGAATCCAGGTCCATAAATTAAATTCAATATTTAATATGTCATAAAATAAGTTATATAAAATCTTTTGAATGTCTTCATCTGAACTTTTAATGGAGAGTATTTCTCTTCTGTCATTTTTTAAAGTAGATTCATCAGCTATAATATCTAGAGCAGAAGCAATAATAGCGTCCTGATCCATTACATCGTATTCAGAGTATAATTGTGGTCGGAGGGTTTGATAGTTAAAGGCGTTTTGTTTGCCATAAAGAGAAGTAGGTGAATTGGTGTATATTCTATTAAATCTATCTATAAAAGAATTGGTTTGTGCTAATCCAGAATTTTGAATTTTATTAACATCAATTACTTTTAGAGAATCACCCCCAGTATTTCTAATTACTACATCAGTAGAAAAAAGTCTTTTTAATCTTGAAAATAAATTTGTTTCAGCCATAATTTATAATTTATAATAACCAGGAAACATCAATGTCGTTGTTTCCAGCTTTGCCATAAGGGTTAGGAATTTTAAAAGGATTTTTATTAATGTCTGAAGAATATCCACCAGAATACCTGTGATTATAACTGGTCATATTGTTTAGTAAACTGCGGGAAAGTTCTTCATTTTGATGTTTAAATTTAAATGCAGTGTCTCTTAAATACTGTCCCATACACATAGCCATAACTAAATCATCATTGTATCCACTTTGTGCTTGGGCTTTTCCATTTTTCCAAATAAAAACTTTCATTTCTTCAAGTAATCTTCTTGATCTTATTGTTATACTTTGTTCTGAAATAGACTCTTGAAGCTTTAAAATTAATATAGGTCTTGTTTTAATAGATGTAGTAAACCCGGGCACCATATTAGTAGTATCTGTATACTGATCAAAATACGAATCAGATTTTATTTCTCCACTTTTAGGTGAATAATAAAGGTTAAGATATCCTCTATCTATAATGGTTTGAATTGTAGACCATCCTACATTTAAATTTTCAGGGGCTAAAAGAGCATTATTGTACTCTGTAGCAATGCCAACTAATAAATGACCAAATTCCGTAGTACCTATTTGGCCTTTATATTCTCCCACTTGGGTATTTGATTCAATATCAATAATTTGAAATGTAGAATAATCTTGCCCATCTCCTCGAGCTATATCTGCCGTTACTAGATAGTTTCGAGTATAATCACAAGGTTCCCAAATCCATAGATTTCTATCAGCTCCTCTTTTTTCTAAAGGTTCTTTTAAATGAGTTTTCTCATAAAATTCTATAAATTCATTGTAAAAAACAACGTCTCCTGATGTTGCAAAATCACAATCACATTCTTGAGCTGCTAATCTAGGGTCACCTAGGAGTTTGTCTTGCTTGTCTCTCCAAGCTTGGTCTCTTTCAGGGTGAACAAACCATGGAAGTTTTATTGGAAGAAAGTCATTGTTTTCTTCTTCTGCTTCTACCCATGTTCTATGAAACCAGTTACCAGTACCATAAGGAGTACTTAATACTATGGCACCCCCACCAGTTGCTAAGGTTTGTTGAGCAGAAGCCCATATTTCTTCAACATTATCAATAAAGGCTGCTTCATCTATTATTAGAAGAGAAACTGCTTCTGATCGACCAGCATCACTTGCGGCAGATACTGCTTTTATTTGAGAACCATTTTTTAATCGAAGAGCTAATTTATTTTTTTCTTCAGCTTGAACCTTTAACCAATTAGGTAAATTATCATACATAAATTTAACTTTGGTTACTAGGTTTTTAGCAGTGTCCTGTTTAGTAGCTATACAAAGGATATTTTTGTCTTTGTAAAAGGTCATTAACCATAATGAGTATCCTGCTGAAAGAGTTGATATTCCTAGCTGTCTGGATTTTAAGATTATTGAGTATGGATTTTCTTTCCAGAGGTGTATGATTTTTTCTTGGAATGGATATAATTGGAAATTAATACGACCTCTTTTAGGATGCTGTATGTTGCAGTATTTTTTCATAAAATGTGTAGGGTCAGTAGCACATTTTATAAATTCTTGTTTTAATATGTCTTTTAAATCACTCATTTACCTAAAATCTTCCAATAAAAACTTCCTCTTAAAGCTAAATTAAAGTTTTCATTTAGTCCTATTCCTAACCCTACAGCTTGGGAATTTTTACCTCTATATAAAAGTTCAGTGCCAATATAATTAAACCCATTTTGATTTCCACCTAAACCTAAACCTAAATACAAGTTACGGGGATTAATGTATTCAGTTATAGTAATTTCTCTAGTAGGATATTTTATGTTATAAGTTATTCCTCTTTTTAGTATTTTGTTTCTAGAAATAGTATCTGAGATAAAAATTTGAACAGTGTCATTTTTTAATGTGTCTTGATAAGCATAGTATCTAAAGTAGTCTTTAAGTATTTTTGCAGTATCAATAGGCTGGTTGATGTATAAAGTGTCCCATTTAGGAATATATATGGTGTCAATAAGAGTATAGTACTTAGGAATATAAGATGGGATAGTTTTAGTTATAGTATCCCATCTTATTACTTCTACCGTGTCCCTATAATTTTCTTTAATAACTTTTTTACCACCAGTACAACTTCTTTGTAAAAATATAATAACAACAAGTACAACTATTATAAGATAGAGTATATTGTTAAATATTTTTTTAAGCATGACATTGTTTGTTTAATTAAAATTCGTCATCCTCAAATTTATCCCAATTGTCTAAATCAAGTCCTCTTAAAGAAGATTCAATGTCTTTTTTAGATGGACCACTTTCTAGTTCTTCTTCTTCTCCTTTATACCATTCTGTGTCTTCAGATCCTACTTCTACATCCATTTCTTCTTCAGGAGTAGTGGGAGATATTAAACTAGTTAAATCCATATTTTTACTGCCTGCTGGTCTTCCTTTAGGAGCTTTTGGTTGAGGCTCTGAAGTAGGTAATGAAGGAGATTCCTCGTCTTTTTTTCTTCTTCCTCTTTTACCTGGGGCAGAAAGACCTAAAGCTTGATCTACTGCTCTTTGAGTTTGGGGTCCACCTAAATCAGGATTGTAGTTGGGATCATCTCCATATTTTTCAAATTGATCCTCAAGTGCAGATGCAAAATCTGGGGCTAATTCAGCTCTTTTCTTTTTGCTTTTTAAGACACTTGCTATTTGTTTAGAATCTAAACCTTTTTCTTTTAAGTCATTAACAGCATCTTCTAAAGCTATTTTTAAATCTTGTCCTTTTTCTCCTGTTAGGTAAGGCATTTCGTTGATTTGTTTTTCAGAAAGGACTTTTTGTATTTCCTCTTGAATTATTTCAACTATGCGTGTTTTTTTCATGTGTTTATTTTATGATAAATATTAAGGAAATATTGCTCTTCGTATTTGATCTATACGGTCTTCAACATCTCCTGTAATAGTGAGAGGGGGATTCTTAAATTTAGTAGGATACTTATTTATAATTTTAAGAATTTGTTCATCTATTTGTTTTCTGTATTCTATATCTGTGGTTCTAATACCATTATCTTCTATAGGAATTCCTTCAGGAGAAATATAAAAAATATAATCATATTCATTTATAAAATTTACAGCATATGATTCAAACATGTCTCCTTCTAATACTGTAATACTTTTAGCTAGATTAGTGAATGCTATAACATCTATAATAGTCCTATCAGTTATGATATTCTTATTAAATAGTTCACTGCATCTTTCAGCTAAAAATACAGTTTGCCCTTTTAAAGTAGAATCAGTATTTAAAGGAATACCTAAATCACGTAAGTATTTTGAACGTTCTGTTCTAAATTCATACTTTTCAAATTCAGGTAGTTCTTTAAGTGCATTAACCAGAGTAGTTTTACCTACAGACATTGTTCCACAAAAACCTATCTTCATATATTAAAATCTTGAATCCGCAATTCCACTTTTATACCAAGGAAGCCCATCTCCGTCTTTTTTGGCAGTATTCCATTCTTCTTCAGAGTATTTTATTCCGTTAATATAATACTCACGTTTACGATAGTCTCCTTGGGGGATATAGGCAGGACCAAACCAATTATGCATTTTACCGTCTTTATAATGGATGATTGACCCATCAGGAGTTTTAATTTTTTTTACAGGATTTTTTTCTTTCATAAC